CCGTTATGGCTGCTAATATATCAGCTTGTGCAGTTAACGAATCAACGCCAGTTGCAGATTCATTAATTAAATTGTCTGTACTTGGCGTTACCGCGCCTGCGGTGCTCGCATATGGAGTTTGTGCATAGGCGCTAAAACCGAACACATTGTTGCCTTATAGTTGTGCAGTCGTAAGGTTGATGATTTGATCCGTAGCAAACGATTCAATGTTGGCAAGAGGCTCAATCACAGGTTCCACAACGCCCCACACACACTCCACCCACATCTTGTCTTCGTGCTGCCAGTTCCACTGCCATCCTGCCCTGTCTTGTGGCTTAGGGTCTCTAATAATCCATTCCCAGTTTAGCCATACCAGTTCTTTGTCAGCGGGAACCTCTGCCGGTGGTGCTGGAGCCTGTTGCCAGCCTTCTGTGCCATCGGTTTCCGTGCTTGGGATAGACCCCTTCTTTGTCCAGTATTGCATGGTCTAGTCCTATAACGTGGGAAACGCTGCGGTTGGTGCAGTGAAGTTGGTGGTGTAGCGAGCGTAGCCTGTTGTAACTCGTAAATCTTGAATGTAACCATTAAACTTATCGGTTGAAGCTGTATTTCTTTGGTTACCTGAGGTGCCTACAGACAAAAACCCTTGCGTTAATGCTGTCGTATTTGTACCTGTTGTCGCATCTGCGGTTCCGTTAATGTATATTTTGTAATTGCCACTTCCCGTTCCGTTTTTCACTAACGCAACATGAGTCCATGTATTTGCTGTTATAGATGTTGTTGAAGCAGCAATAATCGCTGTTGTACCAACATAAATTCCACACTTCGCTGAAGAACTTAAAAACCATTGAATGCCAGCACTGGTTTGTGATGCAGGATCTCTGAAATCAATTATGTATTGAACAACGGATACGGTTGTTGGGTAAATCCACATTTCAACCGTGAAATCTCCACTGTTAAATTGATAAAGCGGAGAATTTATAGAAGCATTTATTAAGTAATCCCCCGTCCCATCAAAACTTATACTGCTTCCACCCCATTTGCTCTGTGCGGTACTGATTTTGGCATCTCCCACCGTTTCCAACACATTTTTAGCGGTAGCGTCGTAGATACCGGCGTTGGTGAAGTTGAGGAGGAGGCTGGTGTTGGTGATGGCGGTAAGTGGTGCGGTTGGTGGGGTGAAGGTTGTTCCGTTTGGATATAAATTACTGCCTATAACAACACGGGCATTAGATATATAACCAGTAAACGGATTTGGTCCATCAGGTCGGCAGCCGATACGAACTTTTGATGAGCCAGTAACCGCCCATGTAGAAGGACCACCAGAAGCGGTCATCACACCATTCTGGTAAATATAGCTAGTTGAACCAGTGAATACACACGCTATGTGCGTCCAGGCCATAAGCGGTATAGAAGTCGTAGACCTAATTCCATTCCAACTTCCAGAAAAATTACCAAACCACGGCGTTTGATTTGAGTCATATGCACCTAAAGCCCCACCAAAACCAAGCACAAATCCGTAATTCTCTGAGGCCAAAGCAGAATAAAGTGTAGTTGATGTTGTGCCGGTTGTGTATACCCAGCACTCAATCGTAAAAGGAGTTGTACTTGTTGATGGGTTAATCGCCGCAGATGCCGTTGCCATTACAAGATAATCCCCCGCCCCATCAAAGTACCCTGACCCACCAATGGCAGCAGCAGACCAGTTTTCAGTGGGGTTAAATGGGGAGAAGGCGACTACTCTGGTATCACCGTTTCTGGTAATAGTGAAGTTGTTACTGCTGTTGTCTATAAAGCGATTGGATTGGCAGGTGAGAAGTGAAGTGTTAGCGATGGCGGTTAGTGGTGCGGTGGGGACTGTGATGGTTGTATTGCTAATCCCGTATACATCCGTACCTTTAACAACTCTCAAATTGGATAAATAACCATTTGCCCTACTTTCAGCATTAAATCTACCGATTGATATTACCGCAGTACCCCACCCATCTTCACTGGTAATAGTACCGCTCGCCACTCTTATTCCATTTACCCAAATAGATTGAGTAGACCCAGACCTACCAAATGCAACATGGTTCCATTGATTAAGTGTAACTCCACTTGATCCAGTAATTTGAGTACCGTTTCTTGATATATACCTAGGGTATCCAGATGTACTAAGTATTTCGAATAGTGTGTAATATGTTCCGTCAAAATCTGTTCCGTACAATTGAAACGCAGTACTAAACGATAACGGATAAACCCAGCATTCAACAGTATTAGTTACATTGTAAAGATTTAGAGCAGTGACGTTAGGTGTAGTCAAATAATCTCCACTACCATCAAAGTAATTCCCCCACCCTGTCTGTGAGAACGGTGAGAACGTGCCCTGTGTCGTGTTGCCGTTGCGGGTGATGGTAAAGTTATTGGCAGAACCGTCTAAGAACGTGTTGTTCTGTGCGCCATTAGTACCGTTGCCGGGAAGCAGGAGCGTAGTGTAGTAAAAAAAAGGGTCAGTACCCGAAAGAGGCCATATACCCTGCCTTTGAGCAATCATCTGCTCTATCAGTGACCAGACACCTTTGGCAGAAGCTGTTGTGGGTATATTTGCGGGGCCAATGATCCCGCCGTTACCTCTAGGCATGGCGACTCCTAGCTAATGTCTTCGTAGCTGCAAACAATTTTTAAATCGCTTGCTGTGCCAGCCGTAGCACCTAAGGAGGTGTTTTCTTCTAAATAAATATAAGCATCTTTATCAATCACAACGAGCGTTGCATCAGCAGGGACAGAAACCGTTGAGCAAATCTGTGTAGCCGTCCCTCCTAAAGAAGCAGCAGAGTAGTAGTTAATCGTGATTTCAGCGTTGGTTGTTCCGTCTACATTTGCCACGTACAGCGAGTTGATTTTTAAAACTTTGCCAGAAGAAGCGGCGTTGCTAAGGATTGAAGTTGCAGAAGTAGTCGTCAAATTCGCAGTTGCGGTTTTGCCTGTGATCGTTGTTGGAGAAAGTAGATTTGGTGCGGCCATGTTTGATCCTATCCAAAAATCATCGCCGCAATAGCAGCAGGATATACAGTCCGACTAGATGGTAGCGTTACAAATACGTTTTTCGTTCCCGCCCCAAAGTTTACAAGGCTTCCTGAGTTGCTGGAAGACAGTACAGTATTTCTTGCTAAGGTTGTACCCGAAGACGTATAAGTCCCGATTCCAACTTCCCAGTTAGAACCAGAAGCGTCTGCAATGGTGTAAGTAGTCTGATTGCCGTTACCAATAACAGCAAACGATTGAAAACCTGTTGCAGCACCAGCGAGGGTTATAGTCCCTGTGCCGGTGCTGGTTGTGGTTTCCTGTACACGATCTGCAATAACGAAAGGCATTATGCGGACAAGCTAAAGGTGTAGGTTACTTGCAGCGTATCCCCGCTAACTACAGCGCGGTCGCCGCCTGTAAAATCCGAACCTGAAAATAGCGTTCCGGTAGTTCCGCCTTTTGTTGAACTGCTTGTCAAAAAAGCGCCGCCAATCGTGGTAGTACCATTGATATTGAACGTCGCCTTGCTTGCAGTGTTTGTCACGACAGATGGATTTGCCGTAGTTGCAGCTGCAAAAGTTGCCGCAGGACGTGTTGCATCGCTATACGTTGTATTCTCCGTCCAACCGGCATGAGAACTCATCGTATCCCCAGCCGCCGGGTTATTGCTTGACGCAGCACCCCAAAGTCCAACAAACCAAGAAGTAATGCGTGCTGTAGCCCCATCAAGAGAGGTGCCAGCCATGTATTGCAAACCAACATTAACTACAAGATTTTTAGATTCGCCAGACCATTTTAGTTTGCCATTTTTGTCATAGCATTCAAAAATGAACTTTCCAAGCGCCAAAGCGCATTCGTCATTTTGTGGGCGTGCTACAAGAGCGTTTGCCACCACATCTTTGCTTTTTGCAGTTTCCATCATGTGATCCTTAGAAGTGAGTCAGACGCTCCCATAGGAGGAAAGCTAATCACCAAGTTGGAAGCGGTCTTGGTAATCGTGGAACCGAAATTCAGCACACACACAGCGCGCGACCCTGTCGTATTGTAGATAAGAGCGCCGCTACAAGTCAAGGTTACATTAGAAAAGGTGATGTCGTCAAATGACCAGTACCCGGTTGTGCCCGACGACAGTGGCGTAATGTTTGTAAGAACAGCCCCTCCAGGCGTGTAATTGGTTCCACTCGCCTCACCTTGAGAGGTGTATACGGCGGTGTCTGCACCAAGGTTTGCAGTGGAGGTGTAGAGCGCAAGTTTGAAAACATTTCCGGTAGTCCTTGTAAAATTATGTAGCGCTTGCGCAACTTCTGCCTTAAAACTTGTGCATGTAGTTTGAACAATCATTACGTGACCCTGTCAACAATTTGACCGGCGCGATACTGATCCTGCCGCTCTAGACCTTCTCCAAGTCGTTTTGCCAGAGTGAGCGTTTCCTGGAATTTGCTGTTTAGGTAATTGATTTGATCTGGCTCTGCTTTCATAAAAACCGCCGCTTCAGCAAGTCCGCCATAAAGGAGCACAGTGTCAAAATTTTCACTAAGCCAAGTTGTCGTACCGTCAATATTGTTATACGTAATAGATTCTGGGTAGTAGAAATAATGCAATTCAACTTGATAATTTAAATCTGGGGTTGGCCCTAGCATAAACACAAGTTTTTTAGGGGCATTAGGGAAGTCTGGACCAAAAAGCGCATAACAATACGGAAGCCCCGTGTTTCCTGCGCCCGTAGGAATTGGAAACGATTCGCGAATAAAATTTAC